ACTTGGCCATCATTTCGCCTGATGCAAATATTGAGTCCAGATCGTCGTCGCTTCTGATGAGTACGCAAGAACTAAACTGTTTGGTGGGAGTACCAAGGCCAGCCAGCACAGGAGTAGCAAGAGTAAACAAACCGTCACTAGCCGCGTTGTAGTATTCTTTGATGTAACGCATGCGAGCCGTGTTAGGTTCTTCCTGATGAAACACAGTAGCGGCGGCCACCATGTAACGCACTTGGGGAGTCTCATATATTTCCTTTGTTGATCTATTGCGAACAAGATACTTCTCAATCAACTGTTCCACGGCCGCATAGGAGTACTGTTCGTCTTTGGCATGATCAATCATGTCATTCATGCGATTCCAGTCTTCTTCCGAATACCACTCAAGCAGTTCAGCTGTGTATAGGCCAGTGGCCACATTCTTTTTTACAATTTCGTACAGATGAGGAACATCATATTGTCCATAGACGTCTTTACGCAACATACTCAGACGTTGCTTGCCCGCAACAAACTGATAATTGGTGTGTCCAATATCAGGATTAGATTCTACGTCAATCAAGTCCACTATTGCTCTGAGTGTGATTCCATCAATTTCGTTAGTTGTAATACCATCATAAAAATGCAATTGTGCCTTGATCTCAATCATGCTCTGGCTTACATCTGCTATGCCTGCACAAACCTTGGCTATTTGTGCTTGCCATTTTTCCAACGCCAGTGGCTCGCGACGTCCACTGCGTTTTTGTACTGTTATTTGCTTCATTGTTACCTAAGTTGTTGTTTTATTTGCTCTTGCGTTACGCTGTGTCGGGTTCTCGATCCCGCTTGATTGATATTTAAGATCGTATCTGAATCCCAATTCAGTATATATTTCTCTTTGGCGACCAGGACTAAATTGTCACTGTCAAACTCTGCCAATAACGCATCCTGTAGATCTGGCCGATCCAGCAGAGTTATAGTATACATGATTCCCAGAGCCCTTGCAAGAGGACAGTAGATATCATCGCTCAATAATTGCCAAGGATCGGGCCAAGTGGGCCGATCGTCCCAGTGCAGATGATATGCTCGCCAAGGAGTTTGAAACCACCATGAGTTGATGGCTTCAAGTGCTGTTTCTATGCCAGCAGTGGAGGTTTGATCTCGGAGTTGTGTCCAACTCTCAAGCCTTTCGGCAAAAGTTTGAGGCCACATCAGGCTAGTTTTGAGACTGAATAATAAATGGTTCCAGACGTGCCTGTACTGGTAGTGGTGTATGTAACAGTGACAATGCCGCTGGTTTCGCTTTGACTAAAAGTAACTCCTGTTGAGGAATTTTGAACTCCCGAATCACTACCTTGTAAATTGGTACCAGATGAATCTGTACCACACACAACAGTGTATATTCCAGTTCTAACTGCTGTGCCTCGTACATTGGTGTATTCTATTCTTATTGCCTTGACATAAGTGGTGTCAAATGTGAACAAAGTGACACCACTGGAATTGTCAGTCAACGTATCTGTAATGCCTGAGGTACGTTGATATGTTCCCAAGGCCAATTGATTGGCCTGATTGAACAGGCTTGACAGATTGGTAGAAATGGCCGGTGATAATCCATTTTGATAAAATGTAAAATTACTCACATTCATGCCCAACGCAATGCTGTTGAGATTGTTGAGTTTGATTCTTGGATGTAATCCAGTTGAGTATGGATTCGAACGTTGAAACATGTCGCCCACGCTGACATTGTTTCTTCCATTCATGTCAATCACCGGAGTGGAAGGATTTGTGGTTCCTAAAAATTGATTGCCCACATCATAGAATGTGTTGTAGGCCGAGCAGTTGAGAGCAACGTTGGTCAACACAATGCCCTCTGCATAGATATTGTCAAAGTTGTTTTGCACTATGCGGAAACCAGTTGGTCCCACAGGCGGAGCAATTGAGTTTCCTAGATACACGCCGTTGTACAATGTATCAAAGTAGCAGTTGCTGATGGTAGCACCTCGAATTTCTTCATCGGTGTTGGTACCGTATACCATGCCGCTGAAAGTGCCATGATTCCATTCTACATTACCGCACACAAAACTGGATGTGCTATTCCACCGAATACAAGCTGTGTTGTTTGTGGCTGTGGTCAGACTTGTGATTGTTTCTGGTCCTGCTATATTCACACTTTCAAATGCACAATCTCTAGCCGCTTCAATATAACATCCATTCATCACCTGATTGGTTTGAAACTTCATGTCGGAAATTTCAAAAAATCCCGGCTGCAAGGCACCATTGGTTCCAATGTTGTCACCAGTCTGTTGCAGACTGTCGGCAGTTCTAAAGATATAACTTGGCAAAGTTGTTGAATTCCAATAGGTTGAGTTTGTGATATCAATTCCAACTGGAACTGCTCCTGAGCTACGATAGTAGCTGGAACCATTCTTCACAAGTACTCCGCCACTGTATGCAATAGTGCTGGTCCAAGTTTGCACATAAAAACTAATGATTGTACTGTCAGGCCCTTCTCCGTACAAATTACAAAAGGGTGGTATGTTTAGTGTGTCGCTGATTATGTAGGTGCCGGCTGGGAAAAATAAACTACGACGTATCTGAGTGTTGGTCTGTCGGCAATACAACTGATATAGTGCATTGTTGATGTTGGCAGTGACATCAGTCACTCCATCGCCGGTGGCTCCAAAATCTGTAATTACAGCAAAACTATCCAGTCTAGACTGGAGACTTTGGCTGACTGGGGTACTTGGGCTTGTGCCTGTTTGCACCGGATATCCAGCCGCTTGTCCTTGATAGGTATATTCTGTTGCATAACTGAGAATGTCACTGAATTCCGTCAGTACTTCGGTGTTGCCTATGATCGGTGCACCTTCTTGTAGTGTGCCATTACCGATATAGAGCTTGCGGGTATCAGTAGCCCAGCCCAGTTCTGCACCGGCCAAAGGAGAGGGTAAATCTTGTGCTAATCCTTTGCGTTGTGTGATTCGTGATATTTGTACAATTGCCACAGTAATAGTCCTTGCGATATTACATATTTAGCATGTAGTACTGTTCGACCTTTTTCCACCACAAATCGCGATATCGATCAAATTCTGCACCTTCCAGTACAAATTCCTGGTATTGTGGCTGACCAACAATGTTGTGTTGCTCGTCCAAGTCAGGTTTTACACACATCAAAATCACACCCTTGCGTATTCGTGTGCCGTGTAGTTCGTTGTGTGCTTCTGCATAGGCACATAATTGTACAAAGTAATCATCAATCCACTCACGCTTTTTGGGTTTATTGGTCTGCTTGTAGTCTAGTATGGCCTCTTCATTTAGGTGTATGCCAGCACCATCTGTTGTGCCTGCATAGATACTGGGGAAATAAAGTGGAACTTCGATGCCCCAAAATTCATCTACATTTTTAAGACCTTGGGCAATCACAACATCCGCCATGGCATGACTAGGCCAAGAGAAGGGATTTGATCCACGCTCTCGGCGCTCGCCTGTTTTGACATAGTGTTCAAGATAGGTGTGCATTCTTGTGCCACGATTGGCTGCTTCTGTGGTGATCTGTTGTGCTTTTTCTGCACCCACACGACGTCGCCATTGGTTTAGGGCCTCGACTTTTTCTGGTGGTTTGGTTTTGTCCAGGATGGTAGTTACACTTGGCAAGTTGTTTCCATCTGGGGTGGCATAGTAACGCTTGCCCTGTATTGTGACCCTGGGCATGGGTTGATAATCAAATTTTGGATTGTACAAATTAAACTCTAAAACTTTCACCACATCCGCATTTATCACGGACATTAGGGTTGATAAATTCAAAGCCTTCGTTAAGGCCTTGGCGTACATAGTCTACCTGTGTACCATTGAGATACACATCGTCTTTAAGATTTACTAGCACCACAAAGTTGGGTTGTGCGTAGTTGGTCACGTAGGGTTCGGATGTGTATTCCTTGACATATTCTAACACATAAGCCAAGCCTGAGCAACCTGTGGTTTTTACTCCAAGACGAACACCGGCATAGCCTTTGGCTGTGACTAATTTTTGTATTTTATTTCGGGCCGTATCACTAAACGAGATCATGCTTTTTGCGATAGTCCGCTACCGCGGCTTTGATGGCGTCTTCGGCAAGAATGGAGCAGTGGATTTTGACTGGGGGGAGAGCAAGTTCTTCAGCAATCTGGCTATTGCGTATGGATCCTGCTTCCTCAAGTGTTCGACCTTTGACCCATTCTGTAACGAGGCTACTGCTGGCAATGGCCGACCCACAACCGTATGTTTTGAATCTTGCATCTGTAATGATCCCATCTTGTACTTTTATTTGTAATTTCATTACGTCACCACAAGCCGGTGCACCCACCATGCCTGTGCCAACAGTGTCATCAATTTCGAATTTGCCCACGTTGCGTGGATTCTCATAGTGATCAATCACTCGGTCTGAGTAGGCCATTATCGTATGTCCTCGGTGTGTTTGTGTTTGGTACTTTTACGAAGAATCTTGAACCAAACTTTCTTTTCTTTGGCACTGTCGTGCCGGAAAATAGCTCGATATAATTTTTGTCTTAGTTGTTTCAGTTTCATTGTGTGCAAGTCCTTGTGACAGTGACAGTACCATCCGGGTTGCGGATCTCAGTCCAAGGACTGCAATTTTGTGTTTGTACAACTTGTGGTTGCTGAATGATCACTGGAGGTTGCTGAGTAATCACCACTGGTGGTCTTGGCTGTGCCAATTCATAACCAATCACACCACCTATCACTACTGGTGCTACCCAGCCCCAACCACCGCCGCGCCGTTCCCAATGTCCATGATGATGTTGTGCCATGGCTGTGGCACTGACCAAAATTAACAATCCAAAAATGAGTTTTTTCATATACGCCTCCTACAGTGAAGTATACTATATTTAACGTTTCGTGTCAACCTTTGGTTGACTGGTTTGGTTAGACGCCGCGGTCTCGATTCATGGCCGATTTGGCAGCCGAAGCCACAATGTCTTGTGCTTTGTTCACTGGCATGGCCACATTGGGTTCACCAGCACCTTTAAACACCAGCATTCCGGTGTTGGGATCCATGGGTTCCAACAAGTTACTAAGAGGCTCTTGACTCACAACATCGGCTAGATTCTGGGCAGTGATGTTGATGTCCAGATCATTGGCCAGTTTGATAAAGGCCGCCTGGCTGATTTCTTTTCGGGCATTGGTATCTTTGGCGCGGCCATTAAGGAACTGTACCAGTCCGGATAGTTGCTCAGGGTCGGGCGTTGAAGCCATGCCCAAGTCAACTTCAAATATACGCATTATCTTTTGGCGCGGCCTAGAGCGGCAGCAGGAGGTTCGGCGCCGGCTTCGGCAGCGGCCGCATCTAGTTCAGCACCAGCACCCATATCAGCACCAGCTTCGGCACCCATAGCGCCAGCGGCAGTCATGTCAGCACCTGCGGCAGCCATATCACCTGCGCCGGCAGCAATGTCAGCACCCATGGCACCTGCGGCAGCGGCACCAGCAGGTGCTTGTCCTGTTACAACATTTAATGCGGCGTCAAGTTGTTGCTTGGCACCTTGAAGATTCTGCACCAAGCCAGCCAAGGCAGCAGTGGCATCTTGATTGAATTGTGTGGCTTGATCAATACCAACTTGATTCTTGATTGAGTCAACCAAGGCAGGTAATTCTTTGAATTGCAATTCTGTGACATCTTCCAA